TTTTTATAGTTTAACTTATTATTTAGTTAATGGTATCAAAATACCAAACAATTGGAGAAAATTCACAGGTGTATTCTTTTCTAAAAAAGAATTACAAAAATCTAATATGAATTTGGTTGATGCTGCGATGAATAAATTGATGCTCAAAGGTTCCAAAGTTAAACAGATTTTTAATGAGATGGATTGGGTTGATTTTGACAGATTGTATATTGCATATAATCTTTTGGGTATTGATAAATTTAATAAAATTGAAAACAAAGTTTTTGATGAATTTTATACTACCGATGAGTATGCTCAATCAATCGAAATGAATAGAATGGGTAGGTATTATGAATGTTTTTACTCTGATAAGTACGATTACCCAAACCATTACATCGGTAGAGCATTAATTTCTTTAACATCAAAAGAAAAAGATAGAATTTTAGATTTGATACCACATTTTGATGGATATAAATGGAATACACTACTTGACCACTTAGATATGAAAAGAGAATTAGTAAATCTTGGTGAGGATGTAAAATTAAAATTCACAAACATGAGTAGTTTTAATTTAGAACATGAGGAGTTTAGCCGTCTTTTACAATCGTATAGAAAAGGTGAAGTTGAAAGATTTTATGGTGATATAGAAATTTTAGAAACACCAATCGAATACGAAGGTGAAACATATTATCCGATACTTCTTCGTAAAACATCAGACTACGAAAAAGAATCCCATCACCAACGAAATTGTGTTAGAACTTACTCTGAAAGACCTGATTGTATTATATTCTCAATACGTAAAGGTGCAACTTATGGTGATGAAAGAATTACCGTTGAATACCAATACAGAAAAAATGAGATATTGAATGTTCAAGAAAGAGCAAAGTTTAATGAATTACCTTCGACTGAGTTTTCACAAGTTGCTAAAATACAACTTGCAAACCTCAATCTTATGTATAAACTTGGAACTTTGAAATTACCAAAGTTGATTAAAAAATATCGTACCGGTAAAGTTATTGAACAACATGCAACATTTGATGAAATGAGTGTACGTGATAAAGGTAATGGACCAAGAGTAATTCAAATGACACCTCAATGGGACACATACACACCTGAACTTTCGTATTGGCAAAATGAAATATTAGACCAAGTTGAGATTCCACTTAATGACTGGATTGATGAATTACCATAATTATTTAATATGGAGAAAGAAAAAGAAATACCACAACACATATTGGACTATTGTAAAGAAACTGAAAATTCGGTTTTAGAGCCAAACATTATTAGAACAAGAAATATAACAAAACTTGGGTTGGATACCCTAATGGAAAAAAACTTGTTAGAATGGTCGTCTTCAGTTTATCATGAAGACACCTACCTTTACATGGAAGGTCTTATAAGATGGGGTAGTAATAATATATGGTTATATTTTAATAAAATTGACAACGACCCTACTTATAAATTATATATACTTACATTTGCGAACCAAGATATATTAATGTTATTGCGTGGTTTGAATAAATTTTTTACAATAGATAGACTATGAAGATAACAGTTTTATACACGATGAAAGGTTGTCCGTTTTGTGGAATGATTAAAGAAGAATTAGAAAAAAATGAAATAATTTTTGTTGAAAGAGACATTCACGAAAATGAAGAGGAATATGATAAGTTTGTTGAAGCAACTAATAACGAATTTATACCTGCTTTTATGTTATTAACTATAAATGAGAATGAAGAGGCGACAGATGTTACACTAATCGCCCCTGACAGAGATTTCCAAGATATTCACGAAGGAGTTGAGATGGTAAAAAATTACCTAAAGTAGTATTAACTCGTTAATCAAATCTAATTTTTCCCAAGGTAATTCTTCATAACCCAATTCTATTTTTTCAGGGTAATTAAGTCCATTTAAATCGAATGATTTTTTTAACATTTCTAATTCAAATGGGAATACATCAAGAATTAAAGATTCTAACCAACTCACATTAACTATGTGTTTTCCATTTGTGATATTTAATACACAATTTTCATTATCTGATTTTTGTATGTCACTTATAAACAAGTTTAAATCTATTTCACTTGAAATAGATTTTTTGAATAAGTGATTTTTTATGTATTCTAAAAGAATCAAATAATATTTTTTAGGGTTATTTGAAAGACCAAAAAAAGTATCAGAAGTATAAACTTCATTCGAAAAATCTCCTTTTATAATATTTTTAGATACAAACTCGGTTTCTATTATTTCTCTAACTAACTCTTCTTGATTTAAAGGACAATCATAAAAAATATTATTACCATTAATTTTTAAATTAAAATAAGTCCCTTTTTTAGCGTGACTATTTAAAATTTTTTGGATACGCAAAGATTCATACCCGTCTTTTTTATTTCCCTGTAACGATAAATCCAAATATTGACTTTCAATAGTTGTATTATATTGGATTAAATCGATTACTTTAATTGTGATTGACATTTCATCGTCAAATTCTTTTACATAATCCTGAAATAATTTAGCACAATTAATTACGTTTTCTGAAGAGGTAAAACCTCTGACAATAAAAAAATTCCTAACATTTATTACTGATAGTTCAGTATTAATATTAGGAATTCCATTTCCAATTTCATCAACAAGTAAACTTGCAAAAATGTTACATAAATTTTTTCCGTCTAAAAAGTTGTAAACTTCTATATTAACCATATTTTTTTTCTAATAGTTTATTTAAAATAATTCTATCAAAAAAAAAATTTATGTTAAATAGTTATCCCTTCTTTTTGTAATATTTTTCAACAATCTTAGTTACTGCAGTTTTTACAGATTCATTTGTTTTTTGTGATTGTGTTGTTTGTGTTTGTTGTGTTTGTTGATTTTTTTTACATCCGCATCCCATAATTAATTTTATTAAATTATTTATTTGTTGACTCAGTTTGAGGTTGTTCTGCCTGAACTGGTTGTTGTGGTTGAACTTGATTTTTTTTACATCCGCATCCCATGAGTTAAATTTTTAGTGGTTTATTTACTATATAAATATTTTTCCTTTTAATAATTTATACCCACAATAAGATAAATCAATTCTTTTTTTAGATATTTATAACATATGTCATTAAAACAGATAATAAAAAGGGTAATTAAAGAGCAGACTGAAAACGTTGTAAGACTTACACCAGAAGAGTTCAAAGAAAATTTGGCATACTTCAACAGTGATGTTGCATCATTAAAAAGATACTACAAAAATAAAGATATAATCGTTACCGGTAATTTGGATTTATCTTACAATAAAGAAATCAAAAATCTTAACGTTATTTCTAAAATTGAAGGTAATTTAAATATCCAAGGTAGTAGTGTAGACGTATTTGACGATAATAAAGCTCGTAGTGTTTCTGATTATGGTAGTGAAAGATATCTTATTAAAAAAAGAGAAATACTAAGACAAAAATTTGAGTATTTAGATGAACTAAGAAAAAAAGATGCTTGGAATATTCAAAATGGAAAAGAAGTATCTTATCAAACTGAAGCTCTTTATAAATATTTAGATGAAAATGGTGCTATAAGTTACTATGATGATGGAGTTAGTGAAGAAGAAGTAGTTGAAGACAAATATTTTATTTATCCTGAAAAATATGGTCACTATGGTGGAAAAATGTACACATGGTTAGGTGATGACAAACACGAATCCGAATACATTGTTTATAATGAAGATGAAATAGAAATTGCATCCAGAGAAGCAATACAATCAAGAATAGATGAACTTGGTTATGAAGCATTTAGTGATTGGCTTTGGGAAGACAACTTAGATAATGATGCGGTTAGAAGTTTTTTAAGAGATTATATTTCAGAATCAGTATACGATGAACCTGAAAATTGGGGGATAGAAAAACAACTTTCTGACAACCAAGAAAAAATTGTTACGGTATACAAACAAAAAATTGAAAAATTATCTCAAAAACTACAAAGTGGAAATTTAGATAGTGAGACCACAAAAGAATTATACTCTGAAATGGAAGATATCTATACCATAATAGAGGATATTAAAGAAAATCCTGAAGGTGGTTATGATGAAGATGAAATTGAATCAGCAATAGATTCATACGTCAATGATAATGAAGATAATTTCGTTAGTTTTTTAAGAGACCAAGGTTTCGATAACGAAGAAATTTTAAATTTTGTAGATATTGAAGCTATTAAAGATTATATAATTAGAAATGATAGTTGGGGTGATATTATTGGAAGTTATGATGGAAGTGAAGAAGAATATAATATCAATGGGAACATCTATATTGTAATGAGATACAATTAATTTATTTACAGACCAACTTATTTTCTTATTTTTAATTACATGGAGACAAACTGGGTATTTCAGGAACCTATAGACTTAGAACATAAACAATATGTTTTACTTGGATTTTTACACAAAATTCAAAAAGATTTTGATAAATTAAAATTGTATCCCAACTTTCAGTATTTATCTCTTCATTTAGCAAATATAAATCTACTATTAGAAAAGGGGCAATACCTAAGTTTAAATCGGTTACTTAAAGATCCTGATGATGAGATATTAATATCGGATTTAATTGCAAATAATATCCCAAATATTAATAATAATGAAATAATAGAAGTTATTAATATTTGTAAATTTTCTAATGAAAAATTACAGGATTACTTCAATCAGGCAAAGGCAATATGGGAAATTGCTAATGATACCATTTCTATTAACCCTATTAGAAATATTAAAAACGTCAACTCCAATCAGGGAATATTCTTCATTGAATTTTCTGATAAAAAATACGCATATGAGTTTTTAATCAAACAAATAAAAAAAGGTTCTAATGAAACAAAATGTATTTTAAAAAAAATAAACTTAAATGAGACACAAACTCTTGAAGAAAGTTTGATTATGTCTAAAAATACATTAATAAAAAACATTAAGGATTCTGACGTATTTAATAATTTAATTCTTTTCGAAACACACCACAATAACAACTTTCCATTGAAAGAGACTATCCTACCAATAGTGAAGAGAAAAATAATGAATTATATGATACAATCTAAAATAATTCAAAAAAAAGTTTGACAAAAAAATAATAATAAATTACTATTATCGTATGGAAAACAGTATTTTTGAAACATTAATTTACCTATCTAAAAAACATCCAAACGATTTTGAGTTTGGTAATAAAGTTAGAGATATGGTTAGGCAACTTGAAAAACAAGATGATAGTAAAGCTATTGTATTTGAAATGGATTATCCATTACAAACAAAACCAAATTCTGAAGAAGAAAAGTGGAATCCAACCGAAGAAGAGATTTCAAAGTTAGAAGAATTTTTAAGTAACCTTAAAACAAACAAAGATGGGATTTAATAAGAGATTTTTAAACAAACAACAAATCCTAAGAAACCTACATCACATAATGGAATACCTTGACGCCGACGCTGTTTTTACAACGGACGAATTTTCTCGTGCCGTTTACAACCTATTCAATAGTGGTGCTGATGAAGAAACAATAATCAACTATATAAATAATAATAAATGAAAGTTAAGTTAGAATACGTTTGGCTTGATGGATATACACCTGAACCAAATTTAAGAAGTAAAGTTAAAATCGTAGATTACGAATCAATTAAAAACGTAGTACAAGTTGGTAAGTTACCTGTTTGGAATTTTGACGGATCATCAACAAATCAGGCAGATACTGGAAATTCCGATAGGATATTAAAACCGGTTAGAGTTTATACAAATTATGTGTTCCCATTAGAAAACAGTACTGTTTATGTTTTATGTGAAGTAATGGATTCAGATGGTAAACCACATGAATCTAATATGAGAGCAAAATTAAATGAAGAGGAAGAAGGTCTTTGGTTTGGTTTTGAACAAGAGTATTTTATCCGTGAAGAAATCAACGGAGGGATTTTAGGACACAAAAGAAACATTCTTAAAGGTCAAGGTGAATATTATTGTGGTGTGGGTCATAATGTCGCGGGACGTGATTTTGTTGAGGACCACTTAAATATGTGTTTAGAATATGGTATTGATATTACAGGAACAAATGCTGAAGTTGCGTTAGGACAATGGGAATATCAAGTATTTTCGAAAGGTAAATTAAAAGGTGGTGATGACCTATGGATGAGTAGATACTTCTTGTATAAAATTTCTGAAAAGTATAAGTATCATATTGATTTACATCCTAAACCACTCACCCATGGAGAATGGAATGGTTCAGGATTACATACAAACTTCTCAAATAATAAAATGAGAAATGAAGGTGGGTATGAATACTTCTTATCTATTTTCAATTCATTTGCCTCAAGACATGAAGAACATATTAATGCATATGGTTCAAATAATCACTTACGATTAACAGGTGGATTTGAAACACAGGTTATTGATAAATTCAGTTGGGGTGTTTCAGATAGAGGTGCGTCAATTAGAGTTCCACAGGACACGGCGAAAGGATGGAAAGGTTATGTTGAAGATAGAAGACCCGGTTCAAATGCCGACCCATATAAAATTATCAGAGAAGTTTCAAAATCATTAGATACTGCTGAAAAAATATTAGAAATTAAAATGAATATGAATTCTAATGTAAATGTGTCAGGATTAAGTGAAAAATATAGAACTTTATCAAACGATGAGTTATTAAGTGAATATAGAGAAGAAGAAGCCGAATAATGAATAAAGAATGTATATGTGGTGGTACCGGACCTTGTCAGTGCGATACACCAAAAATAGAACAAGTAAATCACCCACAACATTATGGTGGTGAAAATAACCCTTACGAGGCAATCAAAGTGATTGATGCTTGGGAATTAGGATTTAGTTTAGGAAACACAGTAAAATATATATCACGTGCAGGAAAAAAAGGAAAAGATAAAGAACTTGAAGACCTCAGAAAGGCACTCTGGTACCTCCAACACCACATCGAAACCCTTGAAAAGTAAAACGGGTCTTGATAAGGAAATAAACGTATTAGACGCGATAACAACACCAAATGAATTAATCCGTGAAACCTCCATTAACTTCATGTGGGGATTTCTTGGAAATTCTATAGTTGTTTTTGCAGCAAAAGAACTGGACTTTTTAGTTTTAATTAACTACATTATTTATTACATATTGATTTCGTATATTGTGAATAGAAAAAAATATGAAACAATGTTGGGTAAATTTATAGTATTACCGGGGTCTGCGGCGATAGGTGCATTCACAGGTTATAAGTTAGCTCAAATAATCGCACAAACAATTTAGTTATGGAGGATTGGAACTCAGATGACTTCCAAGGTAGAAGTAGAGACCAAGTAGAAAGAAACTATAGGGTGCTTGCTATTTTTATAGTTTTAAGTTGGTTAGTAGGGACAGGTATTGTCTTGTACAAAATAATTGATTACATTTTTTAATCTATAATAATATGAAATACTACAAAATTATCCTTGCTGGTAGAGGAGCGGAACTTTACCCATTTGAATTAAATACTAAACAGTATGATGCATTACGTGATGGTGGTGTTGAGCAAGATGAATTGGAATACGACCAAATTTGTGAAATTTTAGAGGTTGATAGTTATTTTGATTCACCAAATGAATCAATCATGGGACCATTCCCAAATGCGTTTATTTTAAGAGTAGAAGACGAGGAAGGTAAAGTTGTTTATGAAACTGAGGTTTTAGACGTAGATAAAGTTGATTACGAAGAAAAACATTGTAGTGATAAAGCATTTTTAATCATCGAGGATTATTGTAAGGGTGAACAAGTTGTTTATGACATACCACTTGAAGAAGATTTTGACATTGATAAATTAAGATTAAAAGTCTATGATGTTGGTTGTAGAGTAGAAGTAATAAACGAAATAATATATGACGAAAAATCATATGAAATTTATAAATCATATGGCGATACAACAAGTAAAGGATATTATTACCATTTAACAGCAGGAATATAAAAAAATGATAGAAACAGGAAGAATAATTAACGGAGATTGTGTTGAGGTGATGAAGACATTACCTGAAGGGTGTGTTGACTTAGTAGTAACAAGTCCACCTTATGGTGTGGGAATCGATTACGATGTACATGAAGATGATGTGGAGTTCACAGAATATGTTGAGTTTGCTAAAGCATGGTTAAGTGAAACGTACAGAGTATTAAAAGATGATGGACGTATCGCATTAAACATCCCATACGAAATCAACAGACAGAAAAAAGGTGGTCGTATCTTTTTTGTTTCTGAGATGTGGCAAATTATGAAAGAAATTGGTTACGGTTTCTTTGGTATTGTTGACCTAGAAGAACAATCACCACACAGAAGTAAAACTACTGCTTGGGGTTCATGGATGAGTCCATCCAGTCCGTACATTTACAATCCAAAAGAATGTGTGATTTTGGCATACAAAAAACACCATATTAAGAAAGTAAAAGGACAACCACAGTGGGAAGGAGTTCCAACCGAAATTGAACAAGAGGACGGAACATTAAAGAAAAAAATGGTTTATGAGGAAAACGATAAGAAAGAGTTTATGGAACTTGTGTTTGGTCAGTGGAATTACTTTGCAGATACTAAATCACTCACCAAGGCAACGTTCTCGATGGATATACCCACCAAAGCGATTAAGATATTATCCTACAAGAACGATATAGTTATGGACCCGTTCTCAGGTAGTGGAACTAGTTTGGTGGCAGCTGAAGTTTTAGGAAGAAGATGGTTAGGTATTGAGTTAAGTGAAAATTACGCTAAAATAGCACAAACGAGAGTTGATTATTTTAAAACACTCGACACTATAAATGAAATCCCACAATAGTGGGATTTTTTATTTTCCAAGGTATTTATAAGTATGAGAAAATTGATTACAGAATCTGGTATTAGAAATATTAAAGATTTAGCGAGAAGATATCCAAATGCAAAAATATACTTTCATCAGGACTTGGATGGTGTAACAACTGCTATAGGAATGAAAAATTATTTAGAACAGTATGGTATAAAAGTAATTGATGCTGAGGTAATACAGTATGGTGATAAAGAATTTGCAATCAAAAAAGTAGAGGCTAATAGTGATACAATGCCTGTATTGGTTGATTTTGCACACGGTAAACCTATGTTCGTTATTCATACTGACCACCACGACACTCAGGCTGGCGTAGAATCAGGAACCTCAGTTAATTTTAGACCTTCAAGGTCCAATGTTGAAACTTTATCTCAAATTATATCACCAAAAGAAATATTCCCAGATTCTGATATAAGTTTGATATCCACAGTTGACTCTGCTAATTTTGCGTCAAACAATATTACACCAGAAATGGTTATGAATTATCTTTTCAAAATCGATAAAGATTCAGATTTAAAAAGAAATAAAACTATTATGGGGTTAGTAACAAACAAATTACTTTTAGCCTTTAAAAATAAACCTGGTTTTTTAGAAGAAATTGTATTAAATGCTAAACCATCTCTTTTAAGTATTTTAAATAACATAAAAAAACAAGTTGAGTCTAAAGGGTATGCTAATGTTGAAGAGTTAGTTGCTAATCAGATGGATTATATACAAAAACAAAAAACAAGTGATAAAGTAAATAGGGTTGGAAATATTATTGTACAATACGGAGGAGGAAGTATGGTAAAACCTGGTTCGTATGATAGGTATACCCCTTTTAGAAACAATCCTGATGCTGATTTTATAGTTATTGCTTGGCCTTTAGGTTTAGTTCAGGCGTCTTGTAACCCATACAAACAAGATAGGTCACTTAAAGGAGTTGATTTAGGGGAGATGAAAAATGAAGTTCTAAGTAAATTTGAAAGTAGGTTAAAAGCGCAAAAAATTACTTTTGGAACTTTGAAAAGAATATCAGAAACAACCGCGGATTACCAATCTGTAGGTTTTACATTGAAAGATATGATGGCGATATATGGAAAATCACCATCATTTAAAGTAGAAGGTAAGACAGAAATAATGAATATTATTAGTGATATTTCTAATAAGTTATATAAATCTCTTTCTGAAAAACAAAAACAGTTTTTAGATAGAATTAGTGTTAATGGTTGGGATGTAGTTTTAGCTAATTCAGGTGGTCACAAATGTATAACAAACATTTCTGGTTTAAGTTTTTTATACAGAAAAGAGCGTAAAAATAATCAATCAGACGTAACTGAAAACATACCAGAAGAACTTATGCATATTGCAACGTACAATGGTGAAAATAATTTTGTTAAAGAAATTAAGTCCAAATTGTTAAAATTTGGTAAATTATCGGATAAACAAATTGAAATTGCAACAAGCGTCATTAATAAGGAATCGAAACCTGAAAATAATAAACTTTCTGATGATGATAATATAACAACTTACGTTGAACTTACTAAAGCAATTCAAAATGAGTTCGTAAACGTATTAAATGATAAAATTGAAAAGTCTTCAAACATTACAGAAAATGAAATAAAAGACACAAAAAAATATTACGTAGACGAAAGTCAAATACAAGGTAAGGGTGTATTCGCAGCTAAAGATATTAAGAAGGGTGAAACAATAGGATTACTACATAACATTATTGAAATGGGGTCTAATTATAAGTTTACTGAATTAGGTAAATTCCATAACCATAGTGATAATCCAAATTGTCATAACGAATTAGTTGATGGTAACAAAAGATATTTAGTAGCAACTAGAGACATACCTGAAGGTGAAGAATTAACCACAGACTATAGGTTACAATCAGATTTAGAACAACCTATAGATGGATGGAATATAAATGAATCTAAAAACTTCAAACCCGAAATTGATGGATATAGAACATATTCCCCATTTAAAGATTTGGAGTATATTGTTGTTGAAGGTAATGGTATTGATTGCGACAACATTGTTTATGATTTAATGTTAATTGGTGATAATGGTAACGTTAAATACTGTAAAAAAAATACCGGTAAATATTTTATTGAAGGGGCTAAAAGAGTGGTGGAAATACCTTTAAAAGAAGACGAAAACCCAGAAACATTATTATCATCTAAGAGAATATTTTCTAAATGGTTAGAAGAAAAAATAGACAAAATAGACACTGACGACACATTAGTTGAAACTTTTTTTAACTAATTTATCTATCTAATAGAGTTTTCAATTATTTGGTAATATTTATATTTACCAAAAAAATCAAACTTTTTATTTTTTTTATTTGACAAATCTAAATAATATTGTTAGATTTGTAAAACAATTGGGTAACGACCTAATTAATAATTGACATAGTGTAAACCTTAAAAACTTTTTTATGGAAGAAGAAAACGTAATCTTCTACTACTTTAATGAAAAAGGACAAAAGCTATATACTCCAAACGATATGTTTGCGAAGTTAAGAGCCGATGAACTTGGAACATTTGAAGTTTATGTAGAAAAAAATTAAAAAAAGTTTGACAGTTTCAAATTTAATTACTAAGTTTGTAAAAGATTTGAAACCTATAGGTGATGAAAGATACTCGGTATTCAAATCACACAAGTTCTTTGAAATATTATCGATCTAAAGGGTCAGAAAAATTTAAAAAAGATTAACCCCCTTTCTTTAAAGGAAAATGACTCAAGATCATTGGGCTGTGTATAGTCCATAAAATAAACTACGAAAGTAGGATAAAGTGAATCAGAAGTGTAACTGATTTGCGGTTTAAAAACCCGAAAGGGTGATTGAACTCGAGTACACAAGCGGGATACCGTTTGAGCTTTAGTATTGAGGGCAACGCTGTAAAGAAAAAGTTTGAACGAATGGGCGGTGTGGGTCGTCCGTTTGAGGTGGGAACACCAATAGGAATAACCCGTAGGGATATTGCAAAAATTAAGGTCATCCAACTTTAATATTGCGTGTTCCAATATGATAGGTTACTTAAAACCAAGTGGAAGTACCACAAGGTAAGAAGGAGAACGAGTGGTGTCGCTACCTTCCCTTACGGTGGTTTACCAAAACCCTGTAATGAAGTAGTCTTGAAATATGGAAATGGGGACATTTCAAGGAGTAGTTGAGTATTTCGTTGTTCAAAAGATAGCGAAGCCCGTGACGGACCACTACTTCTACAATCCACGACACAAAAACTTATGGAAGTTGATATTTTCCAATATGAAACTACAGAAGCAAAAGTGTCCGTCAGGTAATAGTGAAAGGTGACTA